CTCGTAGCGGACGCTCAAGCGAATATCTGAAACGAGTAGGTTTGTCGTTCCAACTGTAGTTATCGAGGGTCTTTCGACTGTTGATAACTCATACTTGGAAGCGTTTAGCGCCCCAAGAATACTAATGACTAATTTCTCGAGATTATCGAGAGAGGCAGGGTTAGAAAGATAAGCGACTGCTGCGGTGATTGTGTAATTTAATTTGACTCGGACTGGACTCTTACCAATTGTTTCTAGTTCCATATATGGAGAGTCTGGAACTATAACAACAGCAGGAACGATAGGCGCTTCGGGCGCGTGATCGTAAACGTTCGCGCTAACAGAGGCGAGCGCGGTTTTGATTGCGCCTCGAACGTCTCCAGAGATTGTAGATGCTGGCATTAGCCCACCATCGCATCGGTATCAAGATAAGGGCCGAGCAGTCCGGTCACTTTGGCAAGAAGATTTTTAGAAAGGCGATAAGGAGAAACGCTGAAATCTACTCCTTCGATTGCTCCACCGGCAGCGGTTCTAGCTTGAAAGATTTCAACTGAAATAGATAGAACGGCAGCTTCGACGTTAGCATTTCCAACGTATGTGGATAATCCAGAAAGCGCAGCGTTTCCGGCTGGGATAATGTTCTTTTCCAATATGTCAGCATTTGTAATAGCGGCGGTAAATACATAAGGGCCAATTAAATCATCTGTAACTGTGTGAGTTGCGTTGAAAGGTGATCCGCAACCAGTAACAACAACGGACTGACCTTCGGTAAATTCGTGAATTGTTGCGGTGTGAAAATAGGCAACGTCATTTTCTAATTTAACTTTGTTAATTTTGCTCTGAAAGGTGACAAGCATTGGGATAACGATATTTTCCGAAGCGTCACAAATATCATCAAGATAAGCATCTGAATAAAGGGCAGACGAGACACCGAGAATAGTTCTTAGCTCGGAAGCCGTTACAATTGTTGGCATCTCGTCTTTCCTTTCGTTTTAGGGGTTAAGCCCTGCTCGGGAGCGGACAGGGCTTAACTATTGAGTTGGACTAAGCAACCATCCAGCGATAAGCGCCAGCGCCGACCTTTGTAGCCAATGCGCCGTAGCCGTAGTAAGCGACTTCAATTTGGCCGTTGAGAGCTACGTTTGTCTGTAGACGGAAGCGAGATGATTCATACCAAGTATAGGCATCTGGGTTAATTACGATAATTGTGTTATCTCCAACTCCAGAACCAGTAGTGAGGTTACGATCAACGCGGAAGTTTAGACCGAGTAGATTACCTGTTGCAGAACCAGCACCGAGATTACCGCCTTGATTCATATTGCCAATCAAGTTCTGATAAATCGGACGGCCGTTATCAGCAAGGTTCTGAATTGCGCCCCATTGCTGAGGTGATGCAATGATGTTCTGAGCAAATCCGAGAGTTCCAGCGTAGATTGAAACCCCAGCGTCGGATACGAAGTCGAGTAGACCAGCAGCGTCAAGAGTGCGGTTTCCGCCATCTGTTCCACCAGCAATTAAGCCGGTTACAACTGCTACATCTGTTGCCTTCGCGTATGCATATTCCATTTGACGGACGAGTTCATCAAAGAACGCAGGTGAAGAACGATCGAGAAGTTCGACGGAGAATGTTTGTCCGCCAGCGTACTTCTTGACTGATACTGAAAGGAATTCGTTTGTCATTCCTGTTTCGTCGATTGCAGCAGCTTCGGCTTCTTCGCCTACTGTTGGGACTGCGGTGATTTTAGGAATTTCGAAAGTCATTCCTGCATCTGGTAGAACGCCGCGAGATACTGAATCAACAGCTGGGCGATCTGCGTTGGAAAGTGGGTTGATGATTTCTGTCAATTGACGGGTTGGGATGAGACCAGCGTTATTGCTTGTGGTGTCATCTGCCGCCATAACGTATTGACGAGCAGCATCATCACCGAGTTTAGCGCGGACGCTATTCTCGAGATATTTCGCCTTTGTGAACTCAAGGCGAGGAGCGGTGAAGAACGCTGGACGTGGCGCAGCGGCTTCAACCTTAGCAGCTTCTACCGTTTCTTCGGCAGGAGCTGGAACGGTAGTGTCTGACACTTGTTCTCCTTCGGTTGGGTTGTCTGCCTCAGCGGTTGCCGGAGCAGAATCTTCTTTAGGTGCTTCGTTCTCGGAAGCAGCGACTTCGCTAACGCGAGCTGAGTCAATAGCTGGATCAGTAACAAGAGATACCTCATCGAGCGTTGCGGAAGTAATGTTCATTACGCCTTTGTTATTGACCCACTCGTTAATTTGTGCGCCAACGCTAAAGCCATCCCTTAATCCTTCGGTGGCTTCAATTAAGGCATCTTCTCCGGCCATAGTGTTAGCGATTTTGAACGTAGCCACAATTCCATCCTTTGTTACTTCGTGAGCAACCATTTTGCCAATTGGACGAGTCCGGTCGTGCTCCAATAGCAATTTAACAGGCTTCATCTCAATTGAATCGGCTGCGAATACAGTCGGGCCAACTGAGGTATTGCCTTGCTCATTCCAAGTAACAATAGTGCCGCTGATTGTGCGCTTGATTGTGTCGGCCGCAGTTACGACCATTGGCATTTTGATTTTCATCGGATTAGATCTTCTTCCTCTTGAATCTGCTCAACGCTCATCGCGCCAATGCGGTTAAGGATTTCGTAAACCTGCGCTCTTTCAAGTGGATTACCGCGCAGGAAGTCGTCCAAGTCAAAACGAACTTCGGTTGTGGCTGGAACGAAATCTGGCATCGAAAGCCGCTTTTCAATTGCGGTCAGTAATGGGCGAAGTGAGAAGTCAACTAATGAGCGCCGTTCGCTAATCGAGTTTGAATAAGTCATTGAGGTAGTTTCGGCGCTCAAGAAGTAAGCTGGTATTCCAGCAGCTCTAGCCAATTCCAACGCGACATATTGACGCGCTTCGGCAAGTTGTAACGACTTAGGATCATAACCAAATTCTTTTAGGTCAACATCCGCATTGAGGAAAGCAGTTGAACGAGATTGGCGAGCAGTTCTCCAGGCTGAAAGTAATGCCGAGACTCTTTCAGCAGTTAAATTAGTTCCATTTGATTTAAGAACCATTGAAGGATTAGGTTCTTTTGCATAATTGACCGCTGCGTTTTCTAAATAGACGGCTGCTGAGACTGTCTTACCGGCGCGGTGTAGAAATCCTTCATCGTATCCATCGAAACGAATGATTGAACCTATTCCTTGAAGTGGAACGTCCATTCCGTCAACTTTGTAGGACTCAATCATCGTATTTCTAAAATTGGTATCAACTGTTACGCGATCTGGACTAACTCTAGTCCAAGCGCGAACTTTTCCGCCATCAGTTGCGGAATACATTTCTAAAACTTGTCCGTAGCCAACACCATAAAACCAAATATCTTCGGCGAGCCAAGTGTAAATAAGTGAACCCGGAACTCTTGGATCAGGTTGGTTAATAACGCGAAGTGGGTCGACGTGTTCGCCAGTAAGTTTGTTATATTGCTCAAGAGGAAGTGAACCGGTCGTTCCGCAGATGATATTTCTAGCTCGAGCGATTGAAGGAACGCTCATTGCTAGTTGACGCGTTGTATTTGTTGCTCCGCCAAGAATGTTATAAACGGAATCGCTAATCTGCACGGGAGTTAGTGCGGCGGTTACATCGCTTGTCTTTTGCGGTGTTCGAGCCGTAACTTGTGGAAAGAAGAAATCTCTAATAGCACCCATTAAGCGTAAATTGTAAGGGTTGTGTGCTACAGAATTACTATATCAACGCCATTGTTGGCTTTAGTGGCGTAATGAGTCGCCATAGCCGAAGCAACCGCTCCACAAATAACCGCATTACTTACTTTGCGACCCATTACCCATCCGCCGTCACCGAAAGGCAACTTGACGGCAGATAGGCAATGTTTCGTTAGTTCATCTTGTCCGGAATGAACCAATCGCTGAGATGAGATTGCTCCCAGTAACTCATCGCAGCTTTGCGCATAGTCAAGACCATCTATAGGTTCAGTCCTAATTCCAGCCGGTGCTAATCGCGCAGCAACGGCCGAAGCGGTTCGGGCTGAGTAGGCGACTAACTGCACGGGATACTTTCGTACCCATTCAGCTAGGTCGTTAGCCAAAGACTTATCGTCGAGATTAGACGGATTGTGCCAAGTCTGCAAGAGGATGACTTGGAACTGATCTCCTTCTAGTTTTTGGCTTGCTACTAATGCCGCTTGTTTTCTATCAGGACTGAGATCGATAGCCAACCAAGTATCTGCCTCAGGGTTGAGTCGAAGCCCCTCAACTTTGCAACTCTCCCATTGAGTCGGACTAATAACTGGGTTGATTGTGTCGACCCATTGACATAAGACTTCCGTGCGCACAATATCTTCGGGATCTGACAATACGGCGCGGATATTGTCGGGATGGACTGTGTAACCAAGTGACGGGTTAGCTTGGCACACACCTAGCCAAAAGTCCGGTGAGTTATCAAATTTAAGTCCGTTAGGTGCAGACCATTCGAACCAGCCAATATCGTCAGAACCGCCGTGAATCGCTGCGTAGGCTCGCTCGCGTAATTTATTTAAGACTATCGAGTGTTGATCTCCAGCATTGGAATAAACCCATATTTGAGGATTAGGACTAGCCATTTGTGTATAACGCAGGGCAGACCAGACATCTTCATCCTTATATTCGCGAGCTTCGTCCAGATGAATAGTTTCAGGTGCGGCAATACCTCGACCGGCTGAGTTATTGGCTCGAACTATGTATCGACGGCCTTCGGTGAACTGTAATTCTTGAAATCCTTTACTTTCCAGCTTCTTAGTAAACTCGGCAGCTAGTCGAGGAGTTGATTCGATAATTCCGTAAATCTTATAAAACAGTTCGGCTGACGTTGTGAGCTTGTGGGCTGTGTGAACTTGTAACTTTTCCTTAAGGACGTAAATCCTAAATAGGATTTGAAGCGCCATAAAGGTTGATTTGCCCTGTTGACGTGCGCACAAAAGAGTGACAACTGGATGAACCCATCTGCCGTCTGGCTTGTATTTAAGCGAATGATGAGCTAACCATTGTTGCCAAGGGAGCAACTCGAAGCCGATTTCCTCGCAAAATTGAATCATAGACTCGCCGTGAGAGGATAAATCGTTAAGTTTTGTGTGAATTCGGGGTTTTGGCACACCCCGGTAAGCCGATTCATCCCTTACTCGGGCTAATTCCTTCGAGTCGCTCCCAGAGTCGGCCAGAGGCTCACTCATAATGCTTGACGCTTCCATTTTCAGGGAAAATCTTCCCAATA